ATGGTTCAATTCTATCTCTTGTACCTGATCTATAAAAATTTAATCCACCTGGTACAGTTCTAACTGGTAATAAAAAACCATCATCAGGAACTAATAGTGGTGGGTCTACTTGTTTCTGTGCAGCTTTGATTGTTGTCTTTGACATTTCATTTAACATCTTAACATCTGGTAATGCCGTCATTGCAGGACTTCTTCCATAAATTTCATTTGATGCTTTTAAATATCTTGGCACAACAAATGGAAACTCTCTAAATCCACCAACAGATAATTCATTACCATTTTTAAATTCCATATATACAGATTCAAATGGCATATTACTTTTATCTTTTTTGTTAGGATTAAAATCTGATCTTGGATAAACTGCGTGTAGCAGTTCTATTTCTTCGTAAGGATCTTTCTTTGCTTTTGTTTGCACATCTGCAGATACTGCATCACCAAATTTTTGTATTGCAGCTCTAGCTGATATTTTAAATTTTCTATAAATAGTATCTATTCTACCTTTATCATTTTCTGCAATAAATACTTCATTGATATGTCTTGTTGAAAATTTGATAATGTCATTATCATCTTCTTCAATAAACATTGCTGCTGTACCAAACGTAATTAGGTCATGATACAATTCAAATATTTCTTGTTGAAAATTTGATCTATTAAAAGCTGTATACATTGCATCTGTAGATGCTTCTAGCCAAAGTTTTGCTTCATCTTGATTATTTATTTCTTCATCTTTAAATTTTAAAGTAAACCAAGGAGTAGAAGGATTTGTTAGCATACCATGTAGTGATGCAGCTAAAAGTTCTACTGCTTGTATTGGTGATGAGTCAAAGACTTGTTCCATTCTTTTATCACCTCTAGCTCTTCGTTTAGTTACATCTGCTTTTCTTGGTTGCATATAGTCTGCAACTTCTTGCCAATGAGTTTCCCAGTTTTCTCTTTGACCTTGTAATCTATCAAACCTAGATAGTAATCCTTTTGTTAAATCTGTCTTTGCCATTATCTTCCTAATAAACTTCTACGACCTAGTGTTAATGTTTCTTCTTCAACACCTTTTGGTCCTGTTAATATTGTAGTTGATCTACCTCTAGCTTTAGTCTTTCTTGCATCATAACCATCCATTGCAGTTGCTGTAGCTTGTGATACTTCAGGTGCAGTTGGAGTTACTGGAGCTGGTGCAGGTGCAGGTGTTGGTCTAAATGGTTTTGTTACTCTTGCTACTGCTCCTCCCATACTATACTCCAAATGTTAATGATGATTTAGTTTCTTTTGTTTGTTTTACTTTAGATTTTACTTCTGGTTTCTTAACTTCGTTTTCAAAAGTTTTATCTTCAGCTAATACTAAAACTTCTTCAACCTTTTTAGGTTTTGCTTTTGCCTTTGGTTTCTTTTTAAATATCTTTTTAATTTTTTCTAACATTATGATCCTAATAAAGTTTTCTGTTCTGTTTCAGCTTCTTCTTCAACCCCTAGTGGTCCAGTTAAAATTGTAGACCTTCTGCCTTTACGTTTTCTTTCTATCTCTCTTTGCTCTGCCGCAATTCTGTCTTTTTCTTCTTGGGATAATTCTGCCGAAGGTGGTTCTGGCAAAGGTTGAACTGGTGGTAGCGGTGGCATTTTTGGTCTGAAAAGTGATCCCATAATTATATAATCCTGTATTCATTATCTGCTACACTTTGTGGAGCAGTTTGTCTATCATTAATTTCTTGTAGTCCTACACTCAAATACCTCATAGCATCACAAGCGTGTGAACTCCAATCATGTACAGGTTTTGATCTAAACATTCTGTTTTTATCAATATACTTCCTGTGGTAATGTCTTAACGCATCTATTAGCTTTTTGCAATGGTCTGTATCAATCCAACATCTAGGCAAAGTCATTGTGGTTGCGTGTATACCATCTTCTAATGGTATTTTTGGTACGACCTTAAACCTAACTCCTAATTGATAGGCGACCTCTCTCCTGGTTTTGCCATTACTAAAATCTGTAACTTCTATGTCGTGTGGTGCAAAATGATCTTTGTAAACATAATCTTTATCTTTAATAATCTGCACATAGTGTGGTAATCCTTGACCTCGTTCTTCATGATAATCAATTATATTAATACTTTTGCCTAGCTGCTGATAAAATATTATTGCAGAATGATCTGATACACCTAGATCCCATGATGTTGATACTGGTAGACTTGGATCGTATGGTACTCTTGTTAGTTGCTTTTTATCTTCCATCTTAACAAGTACATCTGAATATACTGCACCTTCTATGTTTGCTATCCAATCACATTCAAACTCTTGCTGGTACTTCTTATCTCCCATTACTTCTTTTGCCTTGACTAGCTCTTCGTTATCTACAATCTTAGTATCACTAGCTTTTGCCTTGTAGTTGAACCAATCATCAGCTCCTTGTGCGTGTTGATATAGTTCATAGAAGTTATTGTTCATGCCTTGTGGTGTACCAATAAATACACAATAACCTTTTCTATCTGATAGTGCAGGTCTAATTATTTCTGGAAACAATCTTTCGTTTACATTTGCATATTCATCAATCACACAACCATCAAGGTATATACCTCTCAAGCCATCTGAGTTCTCTGAACCTAGTAATGTTATTCTGCTGCCATTCGGCAAATCTACACGCAACTCTGTTTCGTTAAATTTTGTATAAGGTATCTTTGCTGTAAATTGTTTCATGTAATCCCAAGCAATACTTTTCGCTTGTTTGAAGGTGGGTGCTATATAGGCATACCTAGGGTTCTTGTTTTTAGACAATAGTGCTGACCTAATCAGATGATTGATCATACATACTGTTTTGCCAAACCTTCTATGACAAACTAATACATTCCATCTGTTCTCTGATATTTTCTTATGTAGATATGCTTGATGCTTTCTAGGTGTGTAGGGTATTTTAATGTCCATATCTAGTGTATCTTTTTGCTAGGCATACTATCTACAGCTTCAAAGTCAAAGCCAATGCAAAGCATAGCATAGGTAATAAATAGCTGCGAAGCTAATTCATTAGGAAAACCAACAAACTTAATTATGACATCATTATGATCTTTATCAACATAAGCAACTGATTCTATATCTTCTAGGTCAAAAGGTTTCATATACTATATCTAGTTTATTATTAGTGGTCTGGCAATAAGCGAATGTGTGTGTGTATAAGGGTGTCCTACAGTCCCATGTATATATATATAATAAACTGCGGTGCAATCTGGGGGTATAAGGGGTTAAGCAATATCAAAAATGTAGGTTAAGCTGCACAATATTACTAACGATAACTAAAGATTATTAATACTAATGTTTGATAACTATTAATTATCGGAAATAAATAGGTCAGTATTGTTGACCGAAGTTATAACGCTAACGCCAGGCGTGGCGTTCTATAATAGGATAGCAACATTAATTATATTTCTTGTTCCTGTGTTTTAAGATCTCATATAAAAAAACCCCCAACAAAATTAATTATCAGGGGTTTAATTGTTTATTATTATTGAGTAAATGAAATATAGTTTCTAAAATTTATATTTTTTGTTAATTTTTTCTAACCAAGAATATAAACAAAATATTCTTTTAGATTCTTGATTGTAAAAATCATCATTAACACCATCGTAATTATCTTGATAAACAAGTAGATTTTCTCTTAATGATATTTTTTCTAATAAATATTTATATTGATATTTTTTATGTTTTTTAATTAAGCACACTATGACCTCTCTTTCTTTTGTGGTAAATCCATATCTACATAAGCTAGATAATCAGGATATTTTTTTCTAAATCTTTTTATTCTTCTAATATCTTTTTTTGATAATGGTTCTTTTTTCATATTCTCTCCTTTAATTTAAATTTGTTTTACCTATTTGTTTATTTGTTTAATCTCTTTATATATCCATTTTATATATATGCAAGTATTTTTTTAATTAAATTACTTTAGAATTATTCTAAACTAGATACTGTTGCATAATTACAACATGTTGCAAATATGACACAATCAATATTAAACCTTGTTTAATGTTGCATAAATATCACACACAAAAAAAATATACTTTTTGGATTGACAACAAAATAAAACTATACTAAAAGGTTATTGTGTTTAATTTGTTAGATATGAAAACATCACTTACGGAACGTAAGAACAAATTAAGCACAAAACAAATGGAAGGGAAAACATGAACCAAGAAACTAAACAAGTCATATACAATATGATGATTGAAAGCACTGGCACTCATTTTTTAGATAGTGGCGGTGAAGATGGAAGACACTGGCAGCGTAATCAAAAGAAGACTTTGAAAGATTTTGAGAATGAAGAATATATTTCAAAAGAAGATGGATATATTACGAAGTCTTTATTTCATCATTTAAATGAAAGCTGTACATATCTTCCAGATATAACAAAGCAATTTAATGATTGGATTAATGAAGATAAATATCATTGGATTGATAATAAAAATGGAAGATCGCACATTATCGCAGATGTAGAAGACTTCATGAATGAGTTTATATATCCAGATGAAGAGGCAAAATGTACTTATACATATAATTTTGATAATTGTTTATCTCAAGATATACAATGGATCTCAAGTGGTGATTTATATCAAAATAATATAATTGCTTTATGTATTCATAATGGTGCAGATGCTAGAGGTGGGATGACCGATTATAAATTCTTTAAGATTGATCCAGATATGTTTTATATGATGGATGAAGAGTATTTTAAAGAAGATGAAGAGGTCGCATAATGTATAAAATAAATGAAAGGGAAAACAATGACAAAAAACAAAATAGCTTTTAATGATATTGAAAGCGGAACAATGCAAGATATAACAAGAAATTTTATTGATAAGCATATACTAGCTTGTCAATCTAATCTTGTAAGTGAGTTAATGAATAAAGAAGTTATATCAATAGAAAATTATATTAACTTCTATAAATCAGATGAAACTATAAAATCTGAATATGATGTAAAAACAGAAGAAGAAATACAAGAGATAAGGGACAATGGCGAAGATCAACAAGAAGTTTTTGAACATTGGCTTTGCTCTAATTGGTTTATTAATCAAATGAAAAACCAAAATGAGCCAATTTTAGAGACTGATTTGGAAACTTGGTGGGGTCGTACTTGTACTGGTCAATCAATATATCTTGACCATAATATACAAGAATTGGCTTATGAATATAGCCATGATGATAGACTTTATAAAAAAGAGGTCGCATAATGTATAAAATCAACATTATAAAACATTATAAATACAAGACAGCTTGGCTTGATTGGTTAAAATATAGAAAACCAATACCAAACCATATAACACCAATGAAAATGAATAATTTAATTGGCGGTTATGGAACATATAATAAACTCAAAAAAGGGGTGTAATATGAAATGCACAAAACAAGAACAAGAATTTAAAAATTGTTTGATTAGATTATTACAAGATTACAATGGATCATGGGATAATTTAAAAAAAGAGAAAGAATACAAGCAATTAATTAAATATTACAAACTAAAAAAGGGGGAATAATGAAAAAGAAAAAACAAAAATATTGGTTGTGTGAATTTTTTGAGAGATATGGAGACAATGAAAACTATCATAGATATATTTACTCAGATAAAAACTTAAAAGATATGGGATATGAAGATGAAAAAGATGACTATAAAATTTTATCTCAATTCTTTTTATATAAAATAACACCTGAAGATTTTGAAAATTGGAAAGGAACTTATTGGCTAGGAGATAAATTAGTAAGTTTTTATAATTCGGAAAAAGTTAATCCAAGTGAGTTCAAAACACTTAAAAAAGCTGGTGTCTATGTTAATGGAGATAAATTAATGTTTGATTGGGATAAGGGAGAGGCAGTATGATTATTAATTTATTTGGTAAGCAAATAACAATCAATAATAAAAAATGGCAGCAGGATCTATTATCTTGGAGCTTACTATATAGAACAGAAATAGTAATTGCTATTGCTAGTTTTATTCTTGGAGCTATAATATTTTAGATGAATAAAGAATTACAACAACAAAATTTTCAAGGGGAAGTATTAAGCGGTTATGTTATATCGCTTATAAAACAAACCCAAGAAAATATACGACTTGCCATGAGGGAGAAGAATATGGGAAGAAACCTGAATAATACCACGCAAGGATATTATCCATTTAAAGCGGTGTCCACAGGCTTGTCAAGTCGTATTAAAAACAAACAAAAACAAGAAAGGAAAAGCTATGATAACCTACGACAATGTAAAAATAACATCAACAAGAACTGATGATGATTATTGGGATGAAAAAAAAAGAAAACATATAAAATATAAACATCCTAAAATAACAAAGAAAACATTATTTGATGGTAATGTTTTTGATTTGGGTGAGCTTTATACAGCTATGAAGTTTGCAACAGAACAAGATAGTATTGGTGAAATATCTGTTACTATGAGTATTAAACAAGAATATTAATCTTTATTATCAGGTGGTATATCAGTTATATCACCTGATACATCAATCATATCAGGTTCACTTTCCCATTTAATATTTAAGGTTGTGTCTTGCTTAACATCTAGCTTTTGTTTTTCTTGGAACATAGAAGACAAACGAGGACTTAACCATTTTAAAAAGTCTTTCTTCTCTCTTAAAAAAAGTAATTCATTTGGTTCAATAGATGCAGGATCAGTATCAAATATTTTTAACATCTTCTCAACAAGTGTCTTGATACCTATCTCTTGAGCTTTCTCGTATTCAGTTTTGAATTTTGGATTTTGCTCTAAATACTTGTAGAAAGTCATCAAGCTGATGCGTAAGTTTCTTGCTACGTCTATGCTTAATTCTCCATCTATTGTAGCTGCGAGTATAGTATTTTGTTCTGTATCTGATAGTGTTAGCTCTTTGCTCTTGGTCTTGGATATCTCCTTCTATC